GTTGTGTTACACTAGACTCTGTAATGTTAGCGTCAGGGACATTAGCCCATGTCACTGCTGCTGTTAGGTCGTTTGTTTCAGTAAAACTAGTTAAGTAACCTGCTGTACTGTGGTCTCCCCAACTATATGCTGTGTCCCATTGACCAACTTTAGTGTCACTAATAACATTAACACCCATGTCAATAGTATTGCCATTAGCATCTAATGTACCACCTAACTGTGGTGTAGTATCTTCCACTACGTTAGATAATGTACCTTTAGCATCTAGTGCAGTTTGTAAACCATCTACGTTAGATATAATATGATTGTGTGAATCGTCTGCTACTGTAACAGCAATAGACGTAGTACCAGAACCAGAAGCATCACCACTTAATGTAATGGTTTGGTTGCCAGTTAAATATGCTGAATCATTTGTCCACTGACTTATGTTACCTGACTTATTAGTCAATGTATCAGTAGAACTTGCTGTAATATAAGAACCCAAGTCAGATACTTGTGACTCAGTAATTGATAAAGCTGCTTGATGTTGCGTTACACTACTTTGCGTAATGTTTGCATCTGGTACGTTTGCCCATACGACAGCAGCAGTTAAGTCGTTTACTTCAGCACCACCTGAGCCTGTTAATACTGTCCATGCAGTACCGTTGTATACTTTCATAGAGTTAGATACTGTATTAAAGTATAAAGCACCTGTTATAAGTGCATCACCATCATTATCTACAGTTGGGTCTGATGCTTTATCGCCTAAGTACCTATCGTCAAAGTCATCATAAGAAGCAGCAGCATTTGTTTCACTTGTCGCTGCATTACTTGCTGATGTGCTCGCTGCACTAGCTGATGAGGCTGCGGCTGTAGCACTTGCACTGGCAGCACTTTCAGATGCACTAGCATTAGTAGCTGATACACCTGCGGCTGTTGCAGAAGTAGATGCATCACTAGCTTCTGATGTTGCTGTAGATGCAGAAGCGGAAGCAGAGCTAGCAGAAGCAGCGGCAGCAGTAGCTGAAGCCTCAGCCTCTAGTGCTTTCTGTGTTACCGTAGTAACCGTAACGTCATTGTCTGCGTCACCTGCACCACCATCGCCTCTGTATATCGCCATCTACTTATCCTAAGAATCTTCTAAATATGATTGTAGCTAAAGCACCTACAAAACTAGCTACAGTTAGACCTACCCAAAAAGCACCTCTTGACTTGTTGGCTAGGGCCAATAATTGTTTTAGGTCAGCTTCCATAGAATCTACTTTTTCTTCTAAGGATTCGACCTTGCTCAGTAGCTTTCCATATTCTACTGGGTCTATTTCTTTTAAACTCATACTGGTATCCTATATAAAGGAAAGGGGCAGTTGCCCACCCCTGTCCATATACACTAAAGTATTAAGGTGCTGCTGTGCTTGGAGTAGCGTCAGAAGCAAATGCAAGTTGAATTGCTGCACCATCACGTAGCTCGGCTACGCCATAGATTGTGTCAGCAGTCATCAAGTCACCTAAGTACTCTTGCTTGTATTGAGTCTGAACACGAACACCCATTTGCTCTGCACAAATAAATGCGTCACGATGACCCAAGATACCACCTACGATACGACCATCTGCACTGTTTTCAGCAGCAGACTCAATCTCAGGTAGGTTAGTAGATACATAGATTTTGATGCCGTAAATGTCACCAAGCAAACCATTCTCAACTGGTCGACCATTAACGAAGTCAGATGAGTTGAAACGGTCAATACCTAGAATGTCCTTCTTAACTGAAGGTGGTACAACCATGAAACGGTTGTCCATAGGTACGTCAGCATCATCAAGCTCTTGAATAGCTTGACGGAAGCCTAAGTCAGTGAATACGTCAGCCGCAGTAACTGTGTCAGCAGCATAAGCTGTCAAGTTAGTTGAGCTATCCATGTAGTAGCGACCACTTAATGAATTACCTAAAGCACCTAAGTCAGAATCCATTTGACGAGCTAGAGCATAACCAGCGTCTTCTGTGTAGAAAGAACGTAGTGATGGTAATGCTTGAACATCAGTGATGTCTTCAATTAGACGAGAATACTCAAAGTGCTTGTCGATAGAGACAGTGAAGTCTGTATCAGCACCTACGATTAGGTTTACTTGAGTATGCTCTGCTTTAGCAGTAGCTGAACCACGTACAGGCTTAGGGATATGAATTGTATCACCCTTCTTGCCAATATGGTTCATTTTCTTTACTAGATTAGCGATTACAAGATTAGACTTGTAAGCCGCAGCGATTTCGTCAGACCAAATCTCAGGGACAAAAGCATCCACATTAGTTGGAGTGACGTGATTAGAGTTGCCTAAACCAGCCATTATATATATCTCCTATAAGATAAAAAGTAAAAAGTTATTTGACCCTACCTTCTCTATAAGCTCTGTCGAATTCGTCAACATTAGCTTTATATCGTTCGGGGTCATTAATCATTAAATTGACAATATCAGCGCGTCTATAAATTTTACGAGTTGCTGGTTCACCAGAACCTTTTACATTACCTGTTGAGGCTGCTTTACGTTGTTTCTTTTTATCTTCTTCCTGCATCTCTTGCGTCTTAGCTACAACTCCTTGTCGTTCTTTCCAAGAACCCAATAATTCATCAGCAGCAGCAAAATCAAAGTTTTTCTCTGCGCGTTGGAATAATTCAGTTCTTATTGTAGAACTAGTAACCCATTCTACAAACGCTTGGTCTTGTACTATTTGCTGTAAGTCAGGATATTTGGCATTAATTTGTGCAAGAACTTGCTGTTGTTTAGTTTGTTCAGCAAACTCTTTTAACTCTTTAATGTCATCATTATTAGAAACAGCTTTATTAACAGCTACATTAGGGTCAGTGTAAAAATCTACATCTTCGTCTGACTCTTGTGTTGCTGGGCTTTGTGTTACTTCTTGTGACTTTGCCTTGATAAAATCGTCTACTACTTTTCTGAGTTCGCCAACTTCAGAGCTTTGTCGTCCTAGTACCTTTTCAGCTTCTTGGTGCATACGAACTATATCTTCGATGCTTTTGTTTTGATACTTCTCAGGTAATTCAGACTTTTGCTCTTGTGTTTCTTCTTGTAAGTCAAGAGTCTGTTGTTCAGGCTCATTACCTACTTGAGTTACATCAGCGAGTTGTTCATCTTCCGTAATAGATACCTTATCTTCTAGGGGTTCTACAATTCGTGTCATTTTAATAATTACTCCGTACTTTTATAAAGTATTGTGGATGTTTTAAGATTTGGCGGCTTTCTCATGGTCTCTCGCCCATTTCATAGAATGACCCGGAAAGGTATTGTCTAATGAAAAAGAAACTGGGGAAATTATCCGCGTTGCGGTGTGACCACATACTGGACATAGTATTTCTCTGGTTTCAGAGTCTATGTAGTGTTCTGTGGTGTGGTTGTTGGAGCAGGTGAAGTCATAGATACGCTTCATTGACTGCTACCCTCTTTCTCCTCTTGGAGAAGTTCCTCATAGGCATTCTCGATTGAGTTTTGCCAGTTGAGTAGTCTTTGAAAAACGTCAAGTTTGCCTTGCGATATGTGCAGGTCTTTAGCGTCTTTCATAGCCATTATGTTAATGGTTAGTGCTGCTGCTTGTATATCTTCCTGAAAAGTCTTCCAACCATCAGTTAAAAATAAGTCAGCATAATCTTCATAATATTTTTGTAATTCAGGTGTCATAGGTATTGACATTCTCCTCGTTATGTGTTATATATAATATTATAGCATATTTTGACTAAAATGTCAAGCTATTTTTTCTGCATTTGTAACTGTACTATGTCCTCTCTAGATTCAATTTCTTTTTGTTTTAGTTCTAATTTAGCTACTTCAATTAGTCTTTCAAACTCATCAGCAGGCATTTGTTTAGCAAGAGCTGCAATGCGTCTGGTTTCTTCTTCTACTGGTAGTAATTGAGTCTCTACTTGATTTTGTTGTACTCTAGATACAATCTCTGCTGTTTGTGCTTGTATATTTTCTAAGCTGGCTTGAGCAGATTGTAGTTGTAATTGAAGTTGTGCTTGTTGTGCTTGCTGTTGCTCAGGGTTAGGTTGTGCAGCCTGACGCATGTTAGCAATAATTTCTTCTCTATTAGCTAATCCCATGTTGTCCACAATAGATTCAATAAGCATTGGGTACATTGGAGAATCAGGAGACATTGTTTGTAGCAACTGTACTAACTGAGTAACTTCGTATTCACGTGCAATAATACCTAGTGAACTAGAAGCTACGAACTTAAAGTCTTGTGCAGGATATAGCTCAGGAGTGTACTGCATGTAACGACAAGCAGACTTCTTAACAAATGGGATTAAGAAATTTTCTTGGAAGTTTATTAGTGTACGCTTATGTCGTTTAATAATTGCACCAAGAGACATTGAGATACCTGCGGCTGTAGCTTCCCCATTAATAGAACCGGGAATACCAGCAGCATCAACAGCTCCAGTAGAGGTTTGTACCATCTTTTGTAACTCACCAGCTTGTGCAAAAGTAATTTGACTTACTTGACCAAAGTTAAATGGATTTAGAACTTCTCTTGGGTCGCCATTAGTTAAGATAGTTTTTCCAGGTCTTACGTCTAGTTTAGCACCACGAGGCATACGAGAGCCGTCCACAGCCATCATAGGATGCACTGTAAGAGCCAAAGCATCAATACGAGCACGTAACTCCGTGTCTAATGCTTTTTGGCTGTTATACGCCTTCTCACAGATTCCACGACCCCAAAAACGGCTAGGTACTCTGTCCCAAGCAAAAGCAATAACAGGGCGGTCTTTCATCATGTATGGATTTTCTTCTATCTTTAGAATAGTCCCACCATTAGCAATTACTACAATAGCCTCAACATAACTTTGACTATTTTCTGCACCTTGCTCTGTTTCAAATAGCTCTACTACTTCTTCGCCTTCTTCTTCTTCTACAGCCCCTTCACCATACATCTTCATGGCTTCATTAAATAAAGATTTAGGCACTAACCCATAGTATTTAGTTAGACGTACCATATCATCCTCGTAGATAGGATAATTTTTACTAGCATCTAATAAGTCAGGGTCATAAGAATCTTTACCAACTTCTACATCAAGATACACTCCACTATCTATGTTTTGTTGTACTTGATGATAAGCAACCATCTGGTCAATAGCTACGCCTAAAGCACTATCAACGTCAGTAGCTACAGGGTCAATCAAAAAGTTTTGTGGCATTACTGGCTGTAGTTTTACAACAAATCTTTCTTTTTCTTCCGTACCAATAATCTCTACACCAGCTTCAGGGGATTGTCGAGTAGCAGGAACAAACTCTGTTGTTTCTTCCATTACTAATTCACCAATACCTGTGCCAAATACAGCAGCATTAAGAATACACTCAGCAATAGCACTACGAGCCTTTGTAAAGTGCATATCTTCTTCTAACTGCTTGCGGATAAGTTGTATATCTTCTGGTCGTATATCTCGTACGTCATCTTTAATATCAAAGAATTTGCCACGCCCAAATGTAGCTTCTTCTACTTCAGCTACAGCAGACTCAACTGCTTGTTGTGTAGCTGGTGATATAATCTTAGAACGCTCAGACTCTCGCATAGAATCTTGTCTATCCCAAATACCACGCCATATGCGATAGTATTCATCAAAAGTTTCTGAGTAGTTTGTTTCGTAGTGGTCACGCCAATGTTCACATTTATTAATTACCCAACTTTCTAGTGTAGGTGCAAAATCATTGTCATCGTCTTGGTACATATTTAGTATCCTGCGTAATTATCTATTGGTTCAAAAGAGTCTTGTTCGTAGTCATAAAAGTAAGATATGTTTGCTAACTGGTCTATGTAAGCCAGAGCATCTATCAAATCATCGTGTACTTGTTTGTTAGGAAATTGAAATAACTCGTCCAAAAACTGTAAGTTCCAAGACCCCCTGTTTAGAGTAATAGCACCATGCTCAAATCTACCTTGTAAGGCTGCTACTATTCTGTCCGTCTTTTTCTTATTACCGTGTGTTAATTCTTCTATACGAAAAAATTTATTACGTTGTTTCATTAAGTCAGCAAGTGGAGATACTATGGCTTGCCTAGCAATACCTTTTTCTATTCCTACTGCTGCTGGTTGATATTCTTCTACTGCTTCAAATATTTTGTTAGCGGTTTCTTCAAATGTCCACCTACCATGTATAATGTCAGCTATCCACCAACCGTGTTCGCTAACCTTAGCTACTGCTATTGCTGTGTCATCAAGCCTAGACTTTTTACTTTTAGGACTTTCCTCAAAACCAGCCATATCAATAGCTATATAATAATTACCTACCTGTGGTTCTTCTTCACTATATTTAATCCACTCTTCTTTAAATATGTCAGAACCTTGTGCCTCAAAGGAAGCCATAAACTCCTGTCTAAATGCAAAGCTAGACATTGACTTCTTAGCTGCATCTATTTCTTTAGGGTCTAGTAATGGGTTATCGTAGGAAGTAAAATGCCAGCACTCGTAAGTATCATCTTCTTTTAGTTCTGCATACTTATACAAGTCATAGAAATGGTTACGACCCATAGGTGTACCAATAAACAAAGCTGTACCTTTTTGGTCAGCCAACGCTGGTCTTAGGATTTGTTCCCACACGCTAGACTTCATGTCTGCGTACTCATCCATTACTAGAAACTTTAGTGACACACCACGCATAGTCTCTGGTCTGTCAGCACCTTTCAATGATATAGTTGCACCATTGATAAGTGTAATCTGTAGGTTGTTAATGTGACTACTCTTAATAACAGGATGACCTATCTCAAGTAAATTTTGCCACATAATGTCTCTGGCTTGTCCTTGTGTTGGTGCTACATAGAACACATGCCCTTGTTTTACTTGCAGTGCATAAAATATAAGTAAGTAAGCAGCCATGCGAGACTTACCAGTTCTTCGTCCTGCTGCTACTACTTTAAATCTAGCTTTACTGTCCCAGACTTTTTGTTGCCACGGTAACAGTTTAATATTTAAATCTGTGCTCAACTATAAGTCCACATAACAGGAGGTGCGTTACGGGTATCTACATGCACAAAACCTTTGGCTACACCAATACCATTAAAGCCTAGTTTGATTGCTTCACGCACAATAATCATACGCTCAGTGCCGTTTCTAACTCGTATGTCGGCAGCTATTCCTTCCGTATGAGTGCCACCCCCGTTAGGCTTATCTACTTCAGCACTATGGATAGGTGAGCGATATCCAGATGTAATAACAAAAGCAAAGTCACAAGCATCTCTGAGTTCATCTAACTTATCTAAAAAGTCACGTTTCATTTGATTCTGTCCTGTTTCCTGACAGTCAAACTCCTTTATAGTAAAGTATCTCACTCTTGCTCTCCTTCCGTTGGATTAAGATTTATAAACTCACCTTCAAGTGCGTCTTCTTTATCGCCAATAATAGTAGTATCACCGCCAACACCAGTAATAGTAATGTTGACTGCTGACTTACCACCGCCCATCTTATCTTTATCAAAGTAAGATAGTGGCATAAGTCTATCTACTAATAGCTTCCATGCTGCTGCTTGATTCTTATGTTCGTCATCAAGTGCTGCATTGAGTATTGAGTCAAGCACCTTACGAGACTTAGGTGAAGCAAGGAGTCTAGCTTTGTAATCTGCTATAGCTGCTGCATCTCCAGCAGGTCTTCCTACTTTACCGGGTTTCTTCTTTGCTTGTATGGCTTTCTTAGGCGGTCTACCCCTGCGTTTGGGAACTGCTTTTTCGTCAGTCATTTATTTTTTCATCATGTTTTTAATAGATTGAATACCGAATGATGCAGCGAACACCACACCTACTGCTGTCTTGTAAAAGTCAGGCATCTGCTCTAGTGCAGTAAATCCTTTCATAACTACATCTTCATGCCCTGTAAACGCTAGGATAAGTGGTATAGATACGAGAATAGTTAGCCACTCGTCCTTCCAACTCTTGTTGCTTGCCTCAGCCATAGCCTGATTCCACTCAAGCTCCCCTGTGGCTACCTTTTGCATTACTGCTGCCTTAGCCTTAGTAGTAGCTAGTTTAGCCTCTGAGTTGATTCTAGCGGCTTCTGCCTTGCCTGATACCCAAGTAGTTGCTACCTGGGCTACTGCTGAAATTATTGGTATCATTAATGCTGTGCCTTCTTGTGTTCCTTTACTTTTTCTTCAAGTAGTGTTAATCGACTAAGAGTTTCCATGTGTTTCATCATAAACTCTTCACGAATAACTTGACGTTGAAAAGCGTTTTCTGGGCTTGGCACTACCTGATTATCTGGGCTAATCAACTGCATCATCTTACTTTCTACTTGATACATACGGTTTTCAATACCATTGATACTGGTAATAAGAAAACCAATCGCTGCTAACAACACAGGTATCAGCGAAGTAATGATGGCTTGCATGTTCACAGCTCAAAGAATCTTTTTTCTAATATGTAGGCTTCTGGGATACGAATAACTTTCTCAAAGCATTCAGAACCTTCGCCATTTGTAGTATTGTAGTCTCTGGCAACGTAGTAGTTACCTTCCATATCCTTATCAACGAGAAACCCCATAACTTCCTGTATGCACTCGAGCATGTGAACATCTTCCATGCTGTCACCTTCACAGGCATCATTCCACTTAATGTAAACACCAGTCTTATACATCTAGCCTCACTTAAAGTATTTGTTAAGCATCTCTAACTGGTCATCATATTTAGAGATTGATTCAAGTTCCTGTTCTATAGTTTCTAAGATGTCTGAATGTTCGCCTACGCCCACAGCATTAGCCATATAGACATTCACATTCATAACGTGCTTGGCTATATGACCTTCTGCGTGAGCTATAAGAGCTTGTACTATTTCTTTATTCATTATGTAAATATAACTAAGGCTATGCCAAATACACCTACACAAAAACCAGAGACTGCTGCAAAAAAGCACCAGTCACCTACACTGTTTAAACATTTCTTCAAAGTGGTATCCCTTCTATTTGTTCTTCTTTAAATTGGGCTGGTATACACACAGCACCAAAGTCCTTTATAGCCTTAGATTCTTTCATCATCTCTAAGTGCTCTACCAATGCGTTCATGTCTGGGCATTCGTCTTGAACGGTAGTCTTGGTGTCAAACTTACCATCTAACCCCAAGACAATTACCATTATGATTGCAACCTTCACTTAACTTGTTGAGCTATCTTCAACTCACCTTCTGATGCCATCTCATTGTCCCACTTGTCTAGGGACTCATTAATCATCTTAAAGAAGACCTTTGGCATTAGGGCTAAAGCAAATAGCTGGAAGTAACCATGACCTGTATCTGGTGCACCTACCTCATCTAGCTCCCAGAAATGCGTCTCGCCTCTGTCATGGTGGTCGCCCTGCCTTCCAATCTCGATAAAGAACCAGCTTGAGAAAGCAGTAGAGTTATCCCAACTGTGACGATAATCAATAGGCTGACCCTTTTCTCTGTAAAGACCATAGTGCTCTAAGTAGTTTAATGTTTCTAATTCAAAGTTACTGATTAACCACATAGTAGCTAATACTGCCATACCTGCCCAACCACCTACGAACCAGAACAATGCAATGGTTGGTAACGACATAGCGTAACCAGTCAACCAGCGATTGTGGTGCGATAAGAAAGGCTTACCTAGTCGCTCTAATCTTTGCTTCTCCATCATAAAGAGAAACTTAGATTGACCTAAGCCTGACAACGGGTAGTGCTTATAAAGGGTACGACCACGAGGAGATGTTGCTGGGTCATCTTGGTGTCCCAACTCTAAGTGATGATTATAGACATGCGCGTAACAGAAGTGTGCCTTACCACTTAAAGCCATCATTAGTCTAGCAATAGTAAAGGAGAACCCTTTGGTGTGTGCTAGCTCGTGACCGTAAATTATGCCGATACCAAGAAAGATACCTGCGGATAGAGTACAACCAATTAACTCAGTTAGTGATGCTGCTCCTGCCATAAACGCACTGACCTGAACGGCTAGGGCAATTTGTAGGCAGATAAATAGTGGGAGCATGACGTACATGACTGTATTTTGAAACCATGCTACTCCATTGGTTTCTCCATCATCATCAAAGCCTGCGCCCTTTGTTTGTGTTTTAACTAACGTGTCAACAATAATCGCTGCACCTAGCATAAAAACACCTAGCCACGACAATACACCTCCTTGAACCACTCCGTAGAGTGCCAAACTAATCGAGGCTGGTGCTAACAAGTAACGTAAGTTAATCAGTAGTTTCTTCATTTTTAATCCTTCTTATTTGTTACGCTTTACCTTTTTCATACCAGAAGGTTTTTTAGCGGAACTCATTTTTGATTTTTTCTTAGGTGGTCTTCCCACTTTAGAACCGTATGTACCTTTACCGTATGGCATTGAATCACCTCCTCTTAGTTATTTGCGATGTCTTCTTGTTTTAGCTGCAATCTTTTTAGGTTGCTTGCTATGCTGCTTACCTTTCTTTGTGTCTTCTCGTTTCTTACGAGTAGTAGCTGCATATTCTTTAGCGGATAAAGCCTGTCTAGCTGCTTTGGGTAAATATCGTTCACCTGTCTTGCTAGATTTCTTACCAGACTTTGTACCCCAATCTTGTTTAGTCCACTTCTTCAGGGACTTCTGTGGTTTCTTGAGTGCCATTACTTGTAGCCCCCACCCTTAGCTTTATATTCCTTAGCGAGCATCTGGGCTTTACGAGCAGACCATT